GGCAGGAGGAGTGTATGCAACTGGTGCGTTGCCGAAAGGAAGCCCGTAATGGTACAAATGGTTGTACGGGGCAGCATAACCATTGACGGTGTCATAAGCGAATCCTTCCTGGCGAACCATTGAGATGGGATTGGCTGCATATGAAGCGATGATGGCGTCAGTAAGTTGAGTTCGAGTCTGGGGCAATTGGTGGATGCCGGCAATGGCAAGCGCGTCGGCAGTAGGGGTGGGTAGTGCATCGGCGGGGGAGGCGTTAAAGTCCCGGACGAATTGCGCCTCCCATTGAGGATGGTCAATTCTTATGGTCTTCAGAATGCGTGCGAACGCGCTCACGGGAAGTGTGCTCACATCAGGGGAAGCAATAGTCACATGGTAGCCCCAACCGACAAGAGACCGCTCTATCCTCAAATGCATGGTTGGCCAATCATTGCCTGAAGGATGCGGAAGCTGTTCTAGCTTTCCTACGAGATTGAGCCCAAACTTTGATGCAGCACAGAAGACCTGCATTTCCGGCACAGTGACATTGCCTACCACTGGGTTTGTTGGGTCAGGTGTTTTAGACATGAACGCCATGTACCAGGAATACCACATGTGTGCGGTGCCGCCGTAGTGGGCTACGCAATCCCAAAAACAAGCCTGGCCCGGAGTGAGCTGTGGGTACGCCCGCGGGTTGGCTTGGTAAGCACGTTCAACCATGGCGAGCCAGTCTCGGAATAACAAACCTGCCGGGTCAACTGCAAGTGCAACACCGGGTGGTGCCCCAGGTATGTTGGAAGGCTGTATTTGCACGGGCGGCATCGGAATGTCAACGTTCCGCCGGACTGGACTGGTGACTGTGGCTCTTGGAATGGCTGGTAGCATCGGAAGTCTCAAGCAGTTGCCGGTATTGCGCTGGTGGATAGTCATGAGGCCAAAGGCAACTGACAAAGCTCGTAGAATGCCGCTGTAGAATAGCCAGGAACAAGAGTTAACATCGTTCCAAAATGCCAGGGCCCAGCCGTAGTCAGCCATTGAGGACTGCTCAATGTCACCAATGTAGCCTGTTATCAAGGAACAATGGTAGCGAGGGAAAACCACGTCAGGTGCCTCAGTCCAGTCATGAGAGTAGACCAGAAGGTTTTCGAAGGCAACGGCAGAAAGTGCAAGAATGGTCCAGAGAAACCAGCCGGTGTGCCAAGCTATCCACGGAATTGCGATCGGAGGTATCAGACCAGGCAAGACCGTGTGTGCACCCAGCATCCAAATATAGAGTTGCCAGGACCAACCCCTACCTGGCAGTAATGCAAGTAAGGTGTGGCCAGGAGCCCCTGTGATTTCCGTGATGATGCGCTCAAACAGGCCGTGAACCCAGCCTGGGAACCAAAGCTGTCGCCAGAAATGGCCGGCCAACCTAGAAAAGATTTTCACTAGGTGGCCAGGCAAAACGGCGGTAACGCAAATAATCGCGGCTGTAAGTACAAGCCTGAGAGGTTTGACATCTGCCCATTGAATGAGGTGTTTGAACACGGAGTACAGCGGCAGTTTTAAGAACACTTGACTTATGACTTCACCGATGACGATCTTCGGTACCAGGAAGGTGAAAACGGAACCGGTAAATGCAGAGAGTCGCTGAAGTGCACTTGGACTGTTGGGAATTGATCGTTTGACGTAAGTGGGAGCCACTGACTTGGACCAACCGCCACCTGGGGTGGGGTGGATGACTCGGTATCGTTTCCTCTCATCAATGTATCCGTAGATGTCAGGCTGCGGTTTTAGCATCTGCCATTGAAAAGAGAGAGCGTAAAGAGTGCTCCAAAGAATGTGCTTGGCCCACCAGGCCCAAGTTTTGGTTGGCGAGAGCTGTTGTGCAATGTGTACAGCTATCCAACGCTCCCTGGCGGTGGTTCGCGGATTTATGCCATTTGCCAGCTGAGTGACTTTGGCAGCCAAATTTCGTCCGGACAAGTCGGGGGTGCGGTTAACAAAGTCAAGGATGCCAGTGAGCACTTTGGCCGGAAGGTACTCTCCGGACAGTGTTCCCGTGATGCTGGCAGGAAGCTGAATGAATGAGCCCGTGGAAAAGGTGCGTGTATCCTGCTCAGTTGCGTCTCCACAGAAGATGTGCCATAAACAATGCCCGAGTTTGTATTCTAGGAGCACCACATGGTATACGCGGCCATTTGAGGCGCACACACTGGAGGTTCTCAACCAGGATTCAGTAACGGCAATCGGAGTCGAATAAGACTCTGACTCAGATTCTGTGAAGATAAAATTGAAGTTTCCAAGGTCATAATCAATCATGTGACTGGCAGGCTCGAAAGTTGCGGCACGGTCTAACACTTCGACGGGATTCATCCCGGTAACGAACAAGTGGCCTTCGGGGTTGTCGGAGCTCAATCGCTCAACTAGCTCATGGGGGGTGACAACGGAAGCAACGTCATGCATTAACATGGTGGGGTAGTCAGAAAGAGATGCGTGAGCGACTGCTGTGCCAGGATACCTAGATGCGTCTTTGGCCTCATAAACTGGGTTCTGAACGCTGCCGGCCGGAGGTAACAACGAGAGCTTGCTGGACTTGACGGAGATGATGCCGTATTGATGGGGCGTTAAGTAGTTTCTCAGGCGGCGGAGTTGGAACTCTTCGATTGATTTGTGGAGGGCATGAGGTGCTTCAGGGGCGTCTGGTTGCGGCTGTTCCATGCCCAGTGGGGCAAGAAGGTGTCGTTGGCTAGGAGGAATGGCGTAAGGAGTAGATTCTTGGGCTCTAGAGCGGCCGTTGAAGTAATCTACCAGGTGCCTGTTCAGGAGAGCATGCTCCTGGGGAGACCCGGAAAAAAACGACCGAGGAAGAGTTGTGCCAACGGGAACCTGAAGAGAGATGAAATCGGAGAGAATCTTACACGATGTGGGCCCACCCTTAGATGCACAGAAGCATCCGAAGGGGTTGGTGCAAGGTTCTGGCGCAAGAGTTGTTGGAGCGATGGGCGGGGTGGA